TCATATCATCGTCTTGAAAATCTAAGATCTCATTAGCTAGGTCTATTTCTAGCTTGGTTCTCATCGCCTGAGTGATACCTGTTGAATCTAGAGCTAAGAATCTATCAATAGTCTCTGCAATAGTGGATACTCCAAAGTCATCTGAATACGCCACCATATAGCCATAATCAAAGCCTACATATAAGCCGAAGATATACATTAGCTTTTCTTCTGCTTTCTCGATCTGATTCTTAAAAGTACCCAAAAGGTCATTTAGCCTAGATCTATCAAGCTCTTTACTTTCTGCACTCTGTTGAAATCTTTGGAGATGAGATACAACCCCCGCCTTATACATCGAGTTCTCTAGATTCTGCTCAACTTCTAGCAAGGTCTTTAACTGAGATGCGTCAGGACTGATAAACTCAGGTCTGTTTGAGCTGTCATAAGGATAACTTAAGCCCTTAGTTGTAGAAAACTCAACTCCTGAACCACCATTAGTAGGAGTGGTGAAAATGCTAAATGCTTGGTTGTCTGAAATATCTGTAATGATTGAATCTAGATTAAATAGTCTGTGTTGCATCCTAGCGACTGAGTAAAGGCTAGGCTCAGGGATAATAGACTCGCTTTCATCCTCTACCAATCTAACAACAGGCAAAATGCCTAAACTATTCTCTGAGATAACCTCAATCTCTCCACCTCTGCGAACATACCAAGAATCGAGATTAACACCCACTACTATTAAATCATCGTCTGAGCTTAGGCTATTAGGCGAACTTGGGAAGCCATTAGAAGACAAACCCTCAAAGCCTTCTGAGGTGTAAACCTTCTCCCCATCTTGTTGATACCATTCTAAGCTAGTTAAATTACCAAAGCTATCTGTGGTGTACTGAGAGACCATATCAGGAGTGATTAGAAAAACATAAGGCAAACCTGCTCTAGACTCTAGAACATCTTCTATCGTACTATCTACCTCTGAGTCATTGTTTAAAACCCAAAAGGAAGCACCCATATTTTTTGTATAGCCTGCCCCTGTTTCACTAAATCGCTGTAATGAGTTACCCCTTCCATCACAATCCGAAGCAAAAACCTCATACAGATCTAAATAAGCCTGAGGAGTATTTTCATCAATAGTTCTTATAGCAGGATTCTTGTAAATAGGTTTATAGTGAGCGTTCATAATAGCCTGATATTGGTTATTGTAATAGCTCTTGGATCTTCTAAGGTTATAATCGTTTTGATTTTCTCTTTTGTGAGGGACTAGATACATTCCTGTTTTATACCCCCCTGATCCATACCTAGAATCTTTGAGAAACTTAAACTTGTTTCTCTCATAGCTAATATTTATCCAATTATTAGTTTGGTACGGGTGAGAATTATATCTGTCGTTTCTGTTCTCATTCTCAATAGTCATAAATAACTCACTTTGCAAAGTCTTATATAAATATAGGTTTTTCTGTTAAATGAGAGGTTTACAACCTAGAAAGCCATTGGTCATATATTTCTTTTGATATATTTGCCGTCATAATCGGAGGTACACTCATACCTATAATGTAATAATATGGTAATTTTTTAAAGTTGTAATCTATTGGAAAACTACCTATCAAACAGCACTCTCTCTTGTTTGGTCTTCTCGGCTCGTCCATCAATACAGAAGAATCTGCGTGAGCTGGTAGAGTTAAAGGAATTTCGCACTTTTTTAGGTACTTTACAGAATAAAACTTTTTTAAACCCAAATCTCTAAATGAAGCATCTTCAAGGCTAGCATCATCTTTATGTCTTAATTTCCATAACCTAAGCATCTCTGTATTTTCATTTAAAGGTCTATCGCTCTCATCATTTTCAAGATAAATTTCACCAAAACTAACACCTCTCTCATTAAATGAAAGTTCTAAATAAGGTCTTTGCAGAAACATATCAACCTGTTGTAAAAATTTTCCTGCTAAATCCTTTCTGAAAGCAATAAAAAAAACTCGTTCTCTTCTTTGTGGCACTCCCATTTTAGAAGCATCTAACAAAAAGTGCTGGACATAATACCCCGCTTCGTCTAAATCAGAATAAATCTTCTTAACATACTCTTTAGCTGAACCTTGGATAATACCCTTTACATTCTCAGCTACTACTATTTTAGGTTGTAATCTCTTAGCTAAATCAATAAAATCAAAAAATAAAGTATCTAGAACCTGCTCTGATTGTCCCTCTCTAAATTTCTTCTTTTTACCCCAATCTTTGTCTCTATTGCCTGCCATTGAAAAGCTTGAACAAGGAGGAGAGCCGTCCAATATATCTAGGTTAAACAGCTCTTTTGGTAGATCGTCACGATCTTTAAAAGTAGTGATTGACTCAATAAATGAATATTTAGGTTTATGATTCTCTCTATATACTTCCATCATTTTATGGTCTATATCAAGTGCGCCAATAACATCATAGCCTGCAAGCTTGTAACCCATTGTAGAACCACCACCACAAGAAAAACAGCTAAAAACCTTTGATTTATGATTTTCAATCCCTTTAGATGTATAACCATCTGATAATTTCCAATTATAATTAAACATCAAACAACCTTTCGATTTAAATTAAATATAAAATATTCTCTAAGCGTTTGATTGTTTTTCTAGAAAAAGTCTGCATTGAAGCTCTGAACCTGTGCAGATACCTCGAAATAAAACCTCATCATAAGGGTATCTGAGTGGTCAGGAGATCTGTTTATTTTTTCCTTGATCTTTTCTTTGGGTACTATTCTTAGCTTCCCATCGCTGTCTATCTTATCTCTTTTGACCTGCTCTAGTTCTTCTATGATCTCTTGCTTTTCCTGTGGTGTGATGCAATCAGGATCAATATATAAGCCACCTTCATTAATGCACTCAGATAGCTTGAAGTAGCATTGATCCTTTAGGCTGTTGTAGTTCTCTCCGTTCTTAGCTTTTGAATTATTTATAAATTCGTGAGCATTTGGGATAAACCCTGAAACACCTCCCCCGATGCCGTCACCATCAAAAACAATATTACTATTTGGCACTTTGTAGGATTTAGCAAGCTCTTGAATTTTGGCTACTATCTCAGATCCTAGGGATTTATCTGCTGAATAGGTATATATCACCCTAAAACCACTCCAAACATAAACCCTAAACTTATCTGAACCTCTACCCGCTATATCTGAGGTAATATATCTCTCACCACTATCTACAAAGTCATTAGTAAATATGTCTAGAATCTTATCATATTCAATAAGCCTAGCAGGATCATCATCATAATAGAAGTTACCATACAATAAACGCTCCTGAGTGACCTTATCAGACTTTTTAAGGTTCTCAATATAGTCTTTGCTTATATGAGGATTATCTGTAACTAGGGAAGGTATAAACGCCCTGTCAGGTCTTAATCGACCTTCATCAAACGGCTTTACAAAATCGTTAAATATCCAATTCTTTTGAGGATTGCAGGAATAAAAGGATTTAGGTATAGTTTGCCACCCATCACCCTCTAAAACACTAAAGCGACCTCTTAGAACATCAATACCTTTTACTCTGACCTGTTGGGCTTCATCTATAAATGCTCCTGTTAGATCAAGTGAACCTATTCTATCATATTCAGGATCAGAAGGGAACCACCCTATTTCGCCAAAATGAATAATTGAACCCGTAAGGGTGTTAATCATTTCGTGAGTTGTAGCATTATAAGAGAAGTATTTAGAAACTTCATACTCGCTTATTACCTTGAAGAAAGTGGCTAGAGTGGTCTTTCTAAGGTCTGAAAAGGTAGCTCTACCAACAAACCAAGCACTCTTAGGCTTTTCAAATGTTTCAAGGCATATCCAAGTATTACCAAGCCATGATTTACCTCCTCGAGCACCTCCACCATAAAGCACCTCATTAGTCTCTGAGTCCTTGAGCCTTTTCCAAGCTTCGACCTGCTTTTTGAATAGCTTAATTTCCTTCATCTAAAATTATCTTGAAGCCTTCTAATTTCCCTGAGTGCTCAACCTTCTCAGGCTCGTTTAATCCGTACATTCTAGCAAGTGAGTCTAGAGAGCTCTTAGAAACTGCTATATTGCCCTCCATAGCTAGTTGATGGATCTCTAGGTATTTCTCTGTTAGGAACTCTTTATCTATCTTAAACTTTTCTGTGCTAACCTCTTCTAGCTGTTTTAAGCGATCTTGTACATTATTATTTCTTAATAACTGACTTGCACCTACTTCGGGTGATTTTGTCTTATAACCTGCTTTTAAATAGCTCTGAGTAGCGTTTCCTGTTTTAAGGTATTCTTTAACGAATTTTTCTTGTTTAGGTGAAAGCATGGCTTACTCCCATTGGTTATTGTCTAGCCAAATCTCAATATCATCAAATATGGCTAGTATTTCTTTTGAGGTACATTTTCTTGTATATCTTAGGTATTCAGGTATCATTGTTATTTATCTCTATTAATCTTTGGCAAGCCTTCTTTACAGAAACTAGAGTCTATGTGTATTCTTATTGTTTTTGTATTTCCAAGCAAAGACTCAAAGCCTAGTGAGCAAAGCCCAAGCAAAATAACCACAATTAATAGTGTTAGCATATCTTTCATTTCTTAGGTCTCTCTTCTACCATTTTATCTAGTGTTTCTCTAGAAAACTCGTATTCAGGCTCAGGCAAAGGCAAATTAATCTCAGATGCTTGAAAATAACCATAGCCACCCTCAGAAATAGGGCTATACTCAGTAAAGAACCCTCTACCATCTTTTGTATAAGAATGGAAGTTTGCAAAATTAGGAGCTTTTGACCAATCAATAGATGAAATGCTTTCTTGCTTTTTATCTCCTAGCCATTCGCCTGTTTTAGCTCTGTGCATATAGTTGTAAAATTTATCTAGCTCTTTTCTAGGATTCTCAGATTCTTTTAAGCCAAGTCTTAGGAGATATTTTAACCCTCTAGCAATATTGCCTACCTCATTAGGATCTAACTCTAAAGACCATAGCCTTGTTTCAATCGCTTCTATGATCTCAATAGGCTCAGGGAGTCCTGTTTCTGCTTTATAGTGTTTATCGTGGTTCATTAGTTGCCTTTCTGATCTTTCTGTATTCTCTAATTCTCTTTGAGTGACAAGGTTTGCAGATATTCTTGTAGGAATATTCTCCGCTTTTTGTTTGTCTTTTGCCATTGGTACTAAAACTCTCTAGAGGTAGCTTAGATTGACAATCTTTGCATATTTTGAATTTCTCTATTTGCACCCACTTATACCCCCCTGCGTGATCACATACTCCTGCTATCACTTGCCTGATTCTATCGTGGTTTATCTTATTTACTCTTGAAGCTTCTGCAATATTCTGATATTTACCTAAAACCTCTCCTGTAACAAAATCTAGCTTAGCTACTGAGATTCTTTTCTTATAAGGATTATCATATACAGGTGGCTCTATAAATTCTCTGATTCTAGCGTTAAATAGCTTTTTAACTAAATCGCCATTTTTTGATAAAAACTCTCTCTGCTTTTGAGTTGGATTAATTCTGTCAATATATTCAATCTCTTCTAGTGTTAATTCTTTCATATTTTGCCTTTTATAAACGCTAGGGATCGGTTTCTGACCTTATTTAAGCTATCCCCTAGCTAATAGCACCTGCTACAAGGGAAAACAGGCATTTTCTTTTAAATATAAATTTTTTTCTAATCTCTTCTAGCTGTTAATAAGTTGTAAATAAATAAAGCCCATACTAGCCACCAAAATAGACTAAAAATGAACCAACCTATATAAGCGTCTTCTTTATCGTCTGCACTCTTATCTGATAATCTGATATGGATAATACCTGATAATAGGTGAGCTGTGAATAAATAAAAGTATATTTCTAGATATATCATAGCTCTACCAAAATGATAGTGGTTAGCAGGATAAAAGCGAAAAATTCTAGTTTAGTCATTTTTATATTTCTCCTTGATGCCGTTTATAAGCAGTTCTCTGACCATATTTGAAAAAGTCCTATTCTCTATGCTAGCTAATTTATTTATGGACTCTACAAGCTCCTGATCCATTCTAATAGCTTTTACGATCATTAGCAGACCTCCACCTTTAAACTAATATTTACCTTAATGCCTAGAGCATTTTCAATCTTATATAGGTTTTTAGCGTTTAAAAATCTTTTCCCGTTTATCATTGAGTTGAAGTGGCTTCTTGATATTCCTGCCTTTTTAGATACCTCAAACTGATTAAGATTATTTTTTAGCATATAATCAAAAACTTTAGTCATTACTTTGTTTGTGATCTCTTCTTTAAACATTATCTACGCCCTCCAAAAATACTATCTACAACTGAACTGATTGTAAGCCCTGTTACACAAGCGATTACAAAGCAAAAAAAGATATGATTATCTACAAATTCAAGAAATGTCATCTACTCGCCTTCCTCTATCTCATTTATTTGTCTGTGAAAGTCTCCAAAATCACTTTCATAAGGAGAAGATTTACACAATGGACATATTGGAATAGAGTCAGCACTGAAAGCTACATTTTGATAATCAAAATTTTCAAACTCTTGCTCTTTATCTAAATTATGGCAAATCCATTTCATTCTTCGCCCTCCTCAATCATTGGGAACTCGCTACAATCTTCCCAAGTGACTTGCCCTTTGAGTTCTTTGATTTTAGAGTTTGAGATGTAGCGGTGTCTCTCCATATCATCATCAGTGTAACTAGATGCGTCTAAGACTAGGTTTTTACTTGGAAGTGTCATATAAACCAACTGAGCGTTATTTTCATCGCACCAAACTCTAGCTTCAAATGGTGTCATTTCTCGCTTGGTGGTTTGTGGAATGGGTCTGTGGTAGTTCCAAGCACCATAGCTTCCTTTACCATCTAAACAGAGGACACAGCCATTTGATAGTTTTTGAATTAAGAACCTTTTAATCCATCCATTTTTTTTATCGTTTCTCACCTCAATCACTTGAAGCTCTTCAATGTTTATTTCTTTATATTCGCTCATTATTTGACCTCTAATTCTTTCTTTAGTTTTTCAATATCTTCAACTGCTTTTTGAAGATCATCGCTAGTTCTCATTCTACCTTCTAAGATCATAAGTGCGTGCTTTAATCCTCTTTGGTAGCCCTTGTCAAAAATTCGCTCTGTTGTCATCTTGTAACCTTTCGTTTGTATTGCTCTGTATAATATAAAATATTTTATAATGAAAAGACAAAAAAAATGAGATATTTTAAAATCTCCTAGCTATTGGTATAGCTTCGTCTGATCCTAAGATAGTTGATTCTGTCTTAGGAGTTCTCCCGATTAGATCCAAGCTGTAACAATTCGTAGAGCAGTAATCTTCTTTCATATTGTTTATTTCTTCACCACAAATAATACACTCACCTACATTCAAGCTATAAACAAACCACTCTTTACCATCTACCTTTGATTTTAGCTTTTTCTTGACATCAATATAAGCACCTACAATATCATATCGAATACCTAGAAACTTTCCTGCATCTTGAAGATTCTTGAACTTTTTAAGCTCTTGGTTTGTACTTCTAAGTTTAACTGCTTTCTTATTCATTTGATAACCTTTCTTTTAAAAAGTCCCCTCCCTAATGAAAGAATAGAGAAACGAAAGGCAGGGAGGGAACTTTTATTTTAGTTTGTAGATCCTAGACCGCCCGATCTATCAATATCAACTACAAAACCATCTATAATATCGTGTAGCTTATGAGCTACAAGCTGTCCTATTCTTTCACCTTTTAATATAGAATAATCTCTATTAGGAGTTGCTATAAATTTTATTTCATCTCGATAATCTGCGTCTATAACTCCAACTCCTGTGATTCCTAGCTTATACCTAAAGCTCGATCTTGGGTGTAAATAGAGAACATAATCCTCAGGAGCATCGCCTATCTTTACTCCTGTTGGAATTAAATAAGTCTCTCCCTTTTTCATATCTAGATCAATAGCAGATTTAATATCAAATCCTGCACTGCTCTTGGTTTGCTTAGTTGGTATAAATTCATCTGATTCAGCGATGAATCTAAACATTATCCTATTATCGTTTATTCTAGCCATTTTCTTTCCCTCTGTAATAGCTCGTATATGGGATTTCTTCGCCCGTCTCATATAGATAGTAAAGTCTGCACTCTTGAATAAATAAATCGTATTCGGATTTATTTAAGTCCCTAGTATCTTTGATGACCTCAAAAATTTCTCCTGTGATCTCACAAACGACCTCTTGTCTGAGAAACTTTTGTTTTAGGATAGCCTTTACAATAGAATGGTGAAAAAAACCTCTAACCTCTCTCCACAGCTCTTGAAAATGCTTGACTACAACCCCGTTCAGATACCGCCTTTGAGCATCTGAGTGTTTCATAGGTAACTGCTCTAATGTCATTAATACCTGAGAATCTTCAAACTTGCTAAATGCCTGATATAAAACCTGATCTATTACAGGATAGCCATTTCTAAAACTTACTTCTATTTGCATCTTTGCCCTTCTTGATTAATTGTAGTTCTATTCGCATTTCTCTAGAATCTTTGCTGTGGGCTTTATCGTGACAATATCTGCATAAAGCGATTAAATTGCTATCTCTGTCATCTACCTTAGCCCCTGACATGCCCTTAAAAATTATGTGGTGGACATCAACCGCAGGAGCAAAACACCTTTCACAAATATGATGCTCCATTCTATACTTTTTGTAGTTTGCAGGATCTCTATAAGTCTTATTTTTTGGTAACAGCATCTAACTCTCTCAAATATTTCAATCGTTCAATCTCTAGCTCTAGAGCTTCTAGGTTTTCGCTAAAATCTCTTTTTCCTGAGAAATAAAGCTCCATCGCTAGTCTTTGGATTCTAGACTCTGATAATATTACTGATTTCATATATCACCCTCATATTTATCGTTTTTACTATAACCTCTTGCTAAAAGCTCGTTAGTAATTCTAGTTGCTTCCTGTATCTGAGCTTTTGACTGATCTAAAAAACTCTGTTCCCAAGCTTGCTTGTTAGTTTTTCCTTTGATGAATAAACCTAGATATTTCTCTAGCACCTTCATTCTTACAGAGCAATACAGAGGAAAAGCCACATCATCACTAGGTAACTGCTTCGGTTTTTCTGCTTCTCTTAGGCTAAACATCTTGCTTTGATACTCTGAACTCTCAAAGGTCTGCACTAGGGAACGATAAGAAAGCTTTTTAGCGTGTCTTATGGTTAGCCCTATACAAAGCTCTAGAGATGAATAATTAACACTAGGAAGGCTCCTAACAAGCTCAGAAGCGATGCTGTAAGCCATATTCTTGACCTCTTCATCTACAATATCTTTCAACCTGCCTTCTCTTGCATATTCTTCTAGTATTTCTCTGTATAGAAGCTCGCTGAATTTTACAATCTTATCCAATTTGCTTGCCTTTCTCATCTATCAGATTCAAGCCCTGTGACATTCTAGCTCGTTTTAGAATATCTAAGCCTGATTCTGATAGTTTTCTATCCTGTTCTCTGAAACTTAAATTATTTGCTTTATTTGGCTTCCAATAATTAAACCAAGTATTCAACTGACCACCCACTGAAAAAGTATAAGCTCCCTTTCTAGTGAAAGTATCCTGAAACTTTGTTATACCGAAGTCATCTTCTAAGATCATCTGCTCATAGAAATATTTTAAAAATTCATCAGGGTACTTATTAGGATTATTCTCTTTAAACCTTCTCATAGAGGTTTTGAGATACTCTATCTGTTTTTCATTATCACCTACTAGAGATTTAAAAAACTTCTTTCTATCGAGATGGACGGAAGGCTTTGCCTTCTCTTTCATATTGTTATTTCTTTTATTTACATTCATCTCTTTAGTGTCGATCTCACGGACTAGGGGAGGTCTGTCTGACGGACTAGGTAGGTCGATCTTACGGACTAGGTCTTTAGGTGGTACGCCTGACAGACTAGGTATATTCGGCTCTAAAAATGTATATTGATTTACATTATTGTTTGTGTTAGTTTCTTTAGTTCTTTGAATATGAATTAGCTGTTTTTCTTCTAATGATTTTAATGATTTGATCAATCTGTCTTTGCTTATATCTATTTCTTGTCTAAGTCTATTTAGACTCGGGAAACATTCTTTTGTATTGTAATTCATATACCGCATAAGATTACAATAAACTGCTAAATCATAAACATTAAGATTAAGAACGACCACATTCTTCACTTGAATAAAGTCATCTTTAATGTTGCTTAGTACCTTAAATTTTTCGGAAATTTTCATAAAAAACTCCATCGGGTGGCTAGGGGGAGCGTCCAACAAGAACCCCTAGCCTTAAAGCATATGCTAACCCGATAGATAAATTCGTAGAGTTTGGACGCTCTCTCATTAAAAAAGATAGTATTTTACACAGAAAATAGGTCTATCTTAGTGTCAAGATCTAAAATAGTGTCAGAGTGATTCTGCTTATTTATGGCAAAATAGCTTTCTTTTAGTTCGATTGATATTGATTTTCTACCCATCTTTAAAGCCTGACAACCCTCTGATCCGATACCACCAAATGGACTCAGAACCGTTTCACCTTCATTGCTGTATAAATGTAAAATTCTTTCGATTGTGTCGAGCTGTAAAGGGCAAATATGCTTTTCATCATTACCATCTCTTGCACTTCTGTAATTCAGTGTTCTTTTGTAGTCAACATCCATCCAAACAGGTGATGCGTATTTTTGCCAAAGATCAACAGGAAGATAATCAGGCTTTGAGCTGTCTTTGTCTTGGTGTGTAATTGGCACTTCATTATCCCCTTCATTTCTAAAAAACAAAATATAATCAGGAATACCAACTCGACTCATGCTACTGTCTTTTTTAATGGTCTTATGAAGTAATCCTAGAGCCTTTGTTCTTTGCATCTCGGTCACGGGATTCTTCCATATTGTTGTTCTAGCATGATAGATAAAACCCTCAGATGTAAACCAATCAACTAGCATACCTGAAAAGTCCCTCAAACCAATATATCCCTCTTTACCTTTCTGAATAGGCAAATCCATACAGTGAATGGCACATATTCTACCGCTCTTTAAAACTCTCTTTAATTCAGGGATCAGATATTTAAAATGTTGCTCAAATTGCTCATAATCTCTAACATTGCCCATGTCTTCCTTTTTATCTGAATAAACATAAAGCTCCGCAAATGGAGGACTAAATACTACAATATCTGCCGCATTATCTTCTATTTTCTTAATCTCCTGAACGCAGTCTCCGTTTAGCAAGTGGTATTTTTCTGTTTTAACTTCTCTAGATTCAATCATAAAGTTGCTCTTTCCTAGCTTAAAATTTTCATTTGACGAATATAAAGACATGTTTCTAATCATCTCTTTATGCTTTTTTTCTTTTTCAAGAATTGACGATCTAACATTTTTTTGAGACATTGGCACTAAGATATGGACTTTTACTTTCTCCTTTTGCCCAAATCTATAACACCTTCTAACTGCTTGATAAAATGCTTCAAACTTGAAATCGTAGGAAGTAAAAACCATGTTATGGCATTGTTGGTAATTCATCCCAAAACTAGCAATTGATGTCTTTGTAATTAAATTATCAAAGTCCTCATTAGCAAATCCATTGAGATTCTGAGCTTTAACAATAGGAGAGTCACTTCCTTGGACATTTTTTGAATCTGAAATAACCTTATTCAGCTCATCGGCTTCATCGTTCTTAAGCGTCCATATAATGGTTTGACCTTCGTGCTCATTAACTATTTCTAGGGTTTTAGCTATTCTCTCCGAGAAAGATTTTTTTAAGTCTCTATGTAGATCAGTTGCACTAACTGCAGTCTCACCAAACAAATCACCCGAATCATTATCAAACTCTATTAAGTGCTCAATGTACTCAATCTCAGGTAAGTCATATCCTTCCATTTCAAAGCCTAGAGTTTTTGGATTATCGACAGAAATAGAGAATGAACATATAAATTTCCAAAAGTCATCTTGAGCGTGTTTTCGTAGTCTCCATTTTGAAGTTTCACCACCATCATGAACAAAGAACATGGCAAGCATTTCTAAATAGCTCATAGCACCTAAAAACTCCGAATGATTACCAAGCTCCATATGATCATTAGGAGATGGAGTGGCAGTACAGCATAGCTTATATCTATGACTCTTAAAGCTATCTATTAGCTTTGTAGATGTAGCCCCACCTCTGCCCTTCAAAATGGAAGATTCATCTAAAACAACTCCGCAGAATTGAGAAACATCAACATTATCGAGCTGATCGTAGTTAGTAATAAATACACCCTGACCAAAAACTTCAGATTCTAGCTTCTCAATATTAATTCCAAATTTTGAACCTTCATTAATTGTTTGCTGTAAAATAGCTAAAGGGCATAAAATCAAAACAGGCTTGCTTTCATGTTTAGAGACCTGATACGCCCATTCTAATTGCATTAGAGTTTTACCTAGACCGCAGTCAGCAAATACAGCATATCTGCCATTAAGAAGTGCTTTTTTTACTATATGCTTCTGAAAAGGAAACAGATTATCGTTTAACTTAGACTCTTCAACATCAAAGCCTGACGATATTACACTCTTTTCTTTTATTTTTAAGAACTCATTATAATCCATTTTTTTGCCTTTCGTTGTATATTTGGATAAACGATAGCTAGGAATTGAACCTAGTCATTTAGTTGAGTTACCAAACCTATCGCCACAGCATAGCCTAAGTTAATTTAAAGGGTCTCAAGTTTTAAATATTTTCTGCTATGCGAGTTTCAATATGTAGTAATTATTTTCTACCTAATTCAAATGTTTTTAGCATTCTTTTTAAATTCTTGGCTTCTCTAGGCTTCTTGTAATCTCTTACCCAAAAGCCACCAACTAGCTTGTAACTTTTACCCCAAAGTATCATTTATAAAACCTCCCTAATAAACGACCTGTAAACTTATTTAATAATCTTTGAAAAATACGACCTTTTGCAATAGCTTGAACATCTCCAAGTATTCTAGCCATTAAGTAAAGAGTTGATCTCATATTGCAACCTTTTAAAAATGAGCTTCTTATTTAGAAGCTCTTCTAGAGGTGTAAGTGTTAAATACTATCTGATAAGCATTTTTCTGATTTTCGTTAGTTAAAAAACCCTCTGTTAGCCATAGAGCGTCTTGCACTTCGCTTAAGCTTAAGTTGTGTGCTTGGTATCTTAATTCGATAAAATCGTTAGCATTTTCAATAAGCTGTTCTAGTGTTTTCGTGTTCATCTTGTAACCTTTCGTTTCGTTCATATTCATAAACTAGATAATATTTTCTAGTTATCCAATAGGAAAAATGAAAAAAGTTTAAAAAAAATAAAAAAACCCCCTAAAAAGGAGGTTCATCAGGTAGAGCAGGCATATCAGGGGAGCTATGGGTGTTTACCTGCTTGCTACCTAAAATCTGAAAGTTACTTATAAGAATCTCTGTTTTATATCGCTTCTGCCCGTTTGGATCGTCCCAAGACTGAGTTTGAAGCTTACCCTGAACATATAAGCTAGATCCTTTTTTAACATAGGACTTAATGATTTCCGATTGCTTACGCCAAGCTACCAAATTAAACCATTCTGTTTTCTCTTGCATCTGACCATTTTTATCTTTAAATCTCTCTGTAACTGCTAAAGATAAGCTTGCTACTTCTGAACCTGACTGAGTTGTTCTTATCTCAGGTTCTTTGCCTACATTCCCAATAAGGTGAACACAATTTAAACTCGCCATTTATAAACCTAATAGCCTTTCTATTTCTTTTTTAGTTCTAATAACGCACTTCTGACCTTTCCAATCAGTATGCCATTTTACTTGTAATTTGTTGAGCTTCCCTTTTTCGCTTTTTACCTCAACTAGATAGTTTTTACCCTCAAAGCCGAGTAGCAGGTCAGGAACGCCCGATCCAACCCTGTGAAGCATCTCTACACTAGCTCCTAGCTTTCTAGCGTGATCCACTAGCTCAGGCTGTATTGCGTCTATCTTCTTTCTGTAAATGCTCATAAAATGCTCGCTTGCTCTGTTCTCATATAGTTAAACTCCCTAGATTCTTTTTCCTCTTGGCTAATCTGTCTAACTTCGTGGATCATTTTAGCAGTTTGCTTAGTTTTTCGGTTATCATAGCCTGAATCTCTCAGCTCTTCATTTTCTTCTCTAGCCTTCCTTACAGCTCTCTCTACGGCTGAATAAGTAAATGGTATCTTACTACTCCACCAATCTCTTAAAACTAGGCTAGAATCCCTTGAATAGTCTCCTAGCATAATGATAAACACTTGATGATCTTTTAGCTCTTTGTTTGAGCTTAAAATATCTTTGACTCGCTGATATACATTTTTCATAGTTAAAAAATTGACCTCTTAATGAATACTTAAATTTTTAGGGAAATTTTTAAATCAGAACATCAAGAGGTCAAAGCCTTATGGATTAAAATATTTAGTTTCTTCTACTAGCTCTGTACTGATCTCAATATGGCACCAAGTGGGAGTATGCTTAAAGTTCTCTATCCTAGCAATAAAATACAACTCTGAATTGTGGGTCAAAAACTCTTGCAAGCTCTTAATGTCATCGGTTTTAAGATCAAAAGCTACTGCTCGCTTATGCCAAGATCTACTAGCACCTGTTGAGCAGTTAGGAGGTCTTAAACCCGAATAAATGAATCCCTTATCATAATTGTTAATTACAATAGGTTTACCAAAATCTGCTCTAAGCCTGTCTAACATTCTCAATGTATGAGGATCAAATAGGTTAAGTGCATCTTGTTGCCAAATCTCAAAATACTCAGGAGAAACTAACTCCTGAGCTTTGAAATATTTAGGTATATACTTACTCGTGAACATTTTCACCTTTCAAGATTTCTTCTTTTCTCTCTGTGAACTTTGATTTAACATAAGCATTATCAAAACCCTGCTTAACTGCTTCCTGCCATAGCTTATTCAAAGCATCAATAGAGCCTGATTTCTTTGGCTTGGTCATCTGCTCGCTAATCCATATTTTGGCGTTAAAATCAAGCTCCTGCTGTTTATAGGACTCAAAAACCTCTCTAAGCTCGATCTCACCCATTTGAGCAAAATCATCAAAGGTCGCAGGTGCTTTAGGCTCTGTCTTTAAGCTAATAGATAGAATCGCCTTTTTAAGTTGATCTTCTAGCTCTCGACCTTCTGCAAATGGATCAATTCTAGCATCTTTGATGCCATTGTCTGCTAACTGAGTTCCACAGCAATCTATGTCCTTATCGGTAATAATACCTAAGATAGAGCTTAATCCATATCTTTTGTAATAGGTAAAACTTGATCCATCTACTTGAAACTTATTCATACCTTTTAGCTGAACATCGTCAGGCACTAAAACTGCACTCTCTAAGCTCTCACCTGATTCAATGTGAAAGATGATAGTCTTTACATAGTTTCGACCTACTGTCGATTCAATAAGCTGTGTAAATCCTAGCCCGTATCTTTTCATAAATGGATTAATTGTTTTAACAATGTGGTCAAAGCTCGCATATGAATAACCATAGCCCTCTGTTCCTTTATGGATAATAGGACAAGCCTGCTGAAAACCTGCTAATGCTTTATATAATTCTTTCATTTTATTGCCTTTCGTTAATGAAATATCTAATAGAAGCAGATCTATTCTTTAAATGCTCCGCTCCTATAATTTTTGAGCTAAAAGATGAGATGCAAACGCACTCCTTACCTGCTTGCACTTCATAGCCTTTATGCTCAAAACTCGCTAGTATGGACTTTAAATAATCGCTTAAAGTATGAAAACCAAGATCAACCGATTTTTTAAGCCATTTCTCTTTCTCTTCTTTAGTCACTCCTGTAATTTGGAGCCTTTCATAAGTAAACTTCATAAATCACCTTTTTAGTATCTTTACCTTAAATATAAAATATTATCTAAAGAATAGAAAAGAAAAAACCTATTTTTTTAATAGGCTTTACTTGACTCATTTAGTAGCAATTTTCAAAAGTTGCTCTCTTAGGTCGTTAAATGAACTCGTCAAGGCTCGAAGCGTGTCTTTGATCTCGCTTATATCGTTCCTTAAATAGCTCATTTCTTTGTCTAATATTCTGTTATCGCTGTGCATATCTTTGAGTTCCTCATAGTGCTTACGCTCGTTTTTCTCTAGATCTGCTATACGCCCTTCTTGAATATTATAACCTGTCTTGATGTCTCCAAATCTTTCTGTCAAAGAGTTTACCTGTGCTTTACTCTCTACTATATAGTCATCAATCCTAGATTCTGCATTATCAACCCTCTTAATAGCTTCTTCTGTATGTCCTTTAAAATCGCTGTACTCCTTTGAAAATTCTATAAATGCCTGTCTGTCCTCCCTTATATACTCCTCAAATGCCTTAATACTACTATTTATCATACCTTGTTTTTCTTCTATATCGGTCATCTTTTTGCTAAATAATTCAAATTTTGGCTTAATGAACTTGTCAAAAACTAGAAAAACACCAACTACTAAAGAAGTTGCACCACCGCCTAGAAGATACTCTATCGTGCTGTTTGCTGTTTCTATATCTTCTTGAGTAGGTAATGGCATATCACAAATATAGTTTATTTAGCTTTAGGATAAAATTTAGAGTAATCTCTCCAAGGATTATACTTAGCAAATGGAATAAATAATAGTTTGCACTGCTCTACTTCGCTAGTTTCGTGATAAGCATAAGATCCACCCAACCGAACTGCTCTATACATCGCCTTTCTTCGCCACCAAGCTATTTTAAGCTGTGTTAGGGCTAACAAAAAAAGCTCGTCGGCTTCTAACCTTCCTTTTTTGTCATCGCCTAAAATTCTGCTTGCATAGAGCCAATCGTGAAGTAAAGCTCCTAGAGAATACCTTCCTATCGGCTTCCCTATTATCCACTGAGCCCACTTAGGAATAGAAGCCCCGTCCCATTCAAAGCCTTTTGGTATTCTGCAAATCCGACCATCAGGCAAAATAAAATCTATAACTGCAGTTGTAACATAGAGATCGAATCCATCTTCGTTCTTTTTATGGATATGTCTCCAAGGTCTTTTGTCTGCTCTGAAAGGCTCTAGGTTATTGATCTTAGAAACGAAAAAAGTAAAGAGCTTATAACCCTTTACCTTCTTGATAAATTCCCTGTTAGCTCTGTACCCTTTAGGCTCAAAGTATTTCATTTGAAAAAAACCACTTCCTTTGGAACATTATCAGGATTAAAGGCGTCTGCTAATCGTTGGAGATAAATCTGCAAGCTCACTAGCTCCTCATTAGTCAATACTTCTAACACCTTCTCTTTATCGGCTTCTACGCTACCTCTGAAACCTTTTAGGTCATTAGTGTATGATATTGCCATTGGCTCTGTTTTTGACTTAAAAGTGATCTCATAAGCTCTTGTAGTCACTTCTTTGTCTAGCTTGTATGTGATTGCCATTTTTTTTCAATTCCTTTATAAAACTATTGCTTCAACTTCTGCTATGGTTGTTGCTGATTGTACTTGGGATATTTTATTATATAAATTGCTGATGCAACTATATCCATATAGTTTAGCTTGATTAAGTATATCATCAAGCTCTGCTTGAGTCATAGTATAAGCTACCATATTAGAATCATAGATAGTGTCAGTTATTAATAAATTACCCGACTTGATTAATTCATCAGCACATT